ATATTAGTTCGGGTGGCGTCACAACAGCTGAAGATTGTAAGGTGTAAAGTATAACTGCAGATGTATAACGCAACGCAGTCGTTGTAAAAGTTACAAGACTATTTTGCCCGTTTAGTACCAATGACCCGCCAAGTAACGAAACGCCTGATACATTGAAGATAGATGAGTTGAGATAATAGAACTGAGTGTAAAAACTGAACACACCTGTTGTCACGGCACTAGCTTGAGTACTTCCTCCGTAAACGAAATAATAAGTTTGTGATGAAGGGGCTGGCTCGTACCATACCAGCAACGGCGGTGTTGCTGAGAACAAATAGGAATATTCATAATAACCCAAGGAGTTTGATACATAGTAATTTTGACCGAACACTTGGGTTTGTTGTGGGAGTGGAGCAATGTAAATTAGCCCCTGCGAAATATTCGCGTTTACATTAACTGAAATAGGTACTTCTTCCTGGATAAGACTAGCTTTTGTTGTCAGCATGAAAAACGGTAAGATAAAGAAAAATAAATATAACAGGATTAGGAATATGGTCTTTCTTCTGATAACTCTCATCATTAAAACATATGTTTTGCAGATTTAATAATTTTGGGGTTAAGGGAGCGGAAAGCCTCGCCTCTCTGAGGCGGGGATGGATAGCCCCCTTACAGAAACCTTTTATAGTTATCAAAAAATAGATATAACTATGCGGTACAGATTGGACAGAGGATCACATTCAGTTTACGCTCTTTATTACCACTACGTCCAGGTGGTGAAGTACCGCAGGAAGGTGTTCGATAATGAAGAGATTATAAACTTCCTAAAGGAACAAATTCAAGAAATAAGCGAAACGTTCGAGGTTGAGGTCATAGACATAGGGGTAGATAAAGATCACTTCCACATGTTATTCAAGGCGAAACCGACCTTGAATATACCCAGATACATAAACGCAATCAAGACGATCACGTCTAGGGAAATACAGAGAAAATTTCCTCAAGTAAAGGAAAAACTGTGGAAAGGGCACTTCTGGTCACCTTCTTACTTCCTAGCAACAAGTGGACAAGTAACACTAGAGGTGCTGAAAAAATATGTGGAGAGCCAAGGGAAAGAATAACAAGATCCAGCTATCATTCAAGTACAGGGTTTACCCAACTAAGGAAGTAGAGGAAAAACTCCTCAAGGTGATGCAGGTTGAGGCTAAAGTTTACAATGCGTTGCTAGACGCAGTGAATAACGCAAGGAAAGAAGGGAAAAGGATAACACCTAAGGATACCCAAGACATGTTGAAAGACTTGAAGATAGAAGGGAAGGAACTAGTTTACTCCAAGGTTCTTCAAATGGTGAACAATCAATTGTGGTACAACATTAACTCTCTTCGCGAACTGAAGAAGAGAGGGAAGAAAGTGGGGAAACTGAGGTACAAGAAGATCATGAAGATCATAAACTACAATCAATCTGGTTTCAAGGTGGTCGGGGATAAACTAATTCTCTCAAAGATAGGGGAGATAAAAGTACTCTTCCACAGACCGTTAGAAGGCAAGGTAAAAGGAGTGATAATAAAGAAGAGTGTTAAAGGATGGTATGCTATCTTCCAAGTTGAGGTCGAGAAGAGACCTCTCGAAAGAACTGGGAAAGTAGTTGGGGTAGATCTAGGAGTGGAGAAACTCGTGACTACTTCTGACGGCGTAGTGATAGAGAATCCTAAGGTCTTTGATAAGGTAGAGAGGAGGATAAAGATTTTACAAAAATCATTATCAAGGAAAAAGAAGGGATCTAGAAACTACGAGAAGGTTAGGGAAAAATTAGCCAAGATACACGAATATGTGAAGAATCTCATGAACGATTATATTCACAAGGTAACTTCATGGCTCGTAGAACAGTATGATGAGATATACGTGGAAGATCTCGATGTGAGGGAGATGGTTGAGGACAGTGAGAGCAAAGTTTTGAGAAAGCATATTCTCCACTCTAACTTCTCCAGGTTCATGAGCCACCTCTCCTACAAGGCTGAAAGAGCTGGTAGGAGGGTGGTGAAGGTAGATCCGAGGAATACTTCAAAAACATGTGCTAGATGCGGATACGTTAAGAAGGATTTGACGTTGGTTGACCGTGTGTTTGTCTGTCCCAAGTGCGGTTGGGTCGCTGATCGTGACTATAACGCTTCTCTAAATATTCTTCGTGCGGGGTCGGGACTGCCCTTAGAGCCTGTGGACAGGAAACCTCTGCTATACGTCCCCTTCCCAGAGGGGGTGTATAGTAAGTTTCCTGGAAGAAACAGGAAATCCTCACCGCGAGGTGGGGATGCCCCGTCCGTGAGGACGGGGTAGTTCACGTAGTCTTTTCCATATGTTTCCTTTTCTCTTATCTTTAAATGTCCATACATCGTTTAACATAAAATTGAAAACTATTGAAATTTCGATTGCTAATGCCAATGATATCGATATGGATAAAAGCTTAGTAGTAGATAAAAATACTAGTTCATTCATCAACGTGCCTAGCCCTCCTACTATGGCAAATTTCAGCAATCTTAACATCAAGAGATCTACCCCCTTAATCCCTTTCTTAGTAATTTTCTAATACGTTAGGTGATGCAGTGTATTGTAGATTGTTGGTGACTTGAGCGGACTGGGAACTAACTATTTTTGGCAAAACTTGTGCAAGCTGTAGATATACCTGTAACGATTTTACTATCTCTGGTTCGACGTCATACATTGACGCGATGGAATTTAACACATCTGGTTGAATTTGCTGTGCAATCTGATATGCCTTCGTCACCAATGCAACAGGATTATATTGAGTTTGTTGAACTAGGCTCGGTATTTTGCTGTATTGAACTCCAAAATAATTCGCAACTGTTTTAGGCGAAATAGGGGTAAATGGCTGGTTAAAGTACTGTATAGAGATTTGGTTAAGATTGTAATATTGCGAAAGTTGGTCAATTGCATATATTAAGTTTAGTATTTTCGTTATAGCTTCTGCATACTCTTCAAACGAGGGGAGCTTCTTCTTCTTGCGGTTGCTATTATTGTTTTCACTCATCACATATCTCTCTCAAACAGCTGTTTAAAAAGCTATTAGTTGACTTCCGCCCGCCCCGCCGTTGCCAACAGTTTCCGATAAGCCGTGAATTTTATAATATAAAATTTTTTATTTATATATATTTACCTCACATATTCAATAAAATTCTTTAATGACATTTCATTTTTTGCATATAAAAGTAAATTATGGTATTCCTTTATTATCTTAAAATCAATTTTTAATATATATTTCTCTGGAGCCATATCCTTAGGTAAAACGAATATTGTATAATCGTCAGAAAATCCGAAATCCTTAGGTTCTTTCATTGCTTCTATATCTTTTAAAATAGTACACGTAGTATTATTTATATTTCCACAATTTCTATAAATTCCTTTAAATTTAGCTATAGGAAATAGAAAAATTCTGTAAATCCACTTCTTTTTCCCTTCTTTTTTATATAGATTAATTAGATCACTTAACGTAAATCCATTTCCCCTTATATTATCAATTAAATATCTAGTATACCTTTTATAAATGGAGAGTTTGCTTTTAGTGTATCTACTTTCTCTGCCTCCAATTACCCTTTCATTATATCCTATTATTAGGGGGAAGAAGTTATCTATCTTAAGTCTACTTTCAAGCTCTACATCTTCTGCTGAGTTTAAGTCCTTCCAACCACCCATTCTTATAATATAACTTTTATCTGCAATGTACGTCCATTGTATTGCCCCTGCATGTGTAAAGTTTAAGTTAAGCTCTAATAGTTTATGAAAATTTTCATTATATACTGCATCAAGATCAAAATATGCTGTAATTGAATTATCTGGACAATACTTTAATGCATAATCTCTACCTTTACCTCTACTTGATTTAAATCTTAATAGTATAAGATTATATTCTTTTCTTAATTTTTGTAATTCTTCCCAAGTTCCATCACTAGAATACGAGTCTACTATTACTATATCATAATCTGGTTTAAATACACTCTTTATTGAATTTTCAACTTTCTTTACGCTGTTAAATACAGTACCATAAATACAAATTTTCATTTCTAACTAAATTATAGTACTCTATAATTTAGTAATTTTCCGCCCCTAATAGCGAGGCTCGTTGCCTAGATTGCCATGACAATCATCTTCTCCAGCACGTCCATAGCTTTCCTAAAGTCCATTTCTTTATATAATTCGTTCATAGTTTTTTGCATGTCTAGTTTTAGCCCGTAAAATGTGTCTACTGTGTATAGTATTTTTTTCAAAATGTCTGTGTCAGTCGCAGGTAATTGCGTTATATCAATCCTAGGTAGAAGCTTCAATGTTTGTACTTGTAATAATGAACTATCAAAACTCGTTATTACCACAAAACTAACGTTATCCTCTTCGAGCAGACGCTCTATTAACAGCTGTTTGTTGATGTTCAGATTACCGTGCATATGAATTATACCGACCGGTTTGTTTTCCTGCTTGAGTAATGTAATGATATCGTCGCTTCCGTACCTCAGCGAAGTGGACTCCTGTAAATCTATAAGGTAAACGGGTCTATTCTCAATTGTAAGAAAATAGCTTGTTACTACTGCAGTCATAGTATATAATGCTCCTTCGCATAGCATTTTTACGTTCTTATTTTTGATGTCGAAACGCCTAAGTTGAGGCAATTTCGTTATATCTAAAATACTTTCCTTATCTTGTAATTCGAATGGCACAAGTCTCCTCGGGAAGTTGCTTTTTGCCCTGAGAAAAGAGACAGTCCCAGTCTGTATAATAGTCCTAAACTCGGCTACAGAAATGCCGGTAGCAGACGCATAAAACGATAGTTTCTGTACATCGTATTCCTTATCCTCAATTTTGAAAGTTCTTTCTGTAGTTATTCTCCTTGCTATATACTCGTAAACGGTGTGCGAATAAGGAGGAAAATAAACTTTCCAGGGAAATCTCCTCAGCATTGCGTCGTCCATATCGTTTATTGAAGCGTTAGTAGTTAGTGCGAGGATCGAAGGATATTGCGAATCCGCAAATTCCTGCAATTTTTCTAATAGTATATTCTTCATGTTGTCCTCAACCAGTTTTTCAGCTTCACCGCCTCCACCTCTTTTTAATAGAAACCTTTCTCCCTCGTCAAAAACTATTATGGAAGGTTTGCTGGAAAATAGTTGTTTATTTATGAAATCGTTTAGTAATTGGTAAGGTTCACCAACATATTTTGTCAAGAAGTCGGTAGGTTGTTTGACAATTACTTTCAGCCCCAGAATCCTTGTAAATAATTTAGTAGCAATGTATGATTTACCGGTGCCAGGGACGCCGTATAATAGGATGCCTCCGTGCAAAGTCCCTTCACTAAGGTAAGTCGATATAAGCTCCTTCAGTTTATTCCAAACTTCTATTGGTAAAACTAAGAAATCGTCTCCCATATCTATTACTACGTAATTGTTGTCCCTCACTTCTTCCCCATTCTCTCTCTTAAACTTTAGACGGCTTATCTTCGGCAAAGGATGATCGACATGAATGAATTGTGTGTACTGAGAAGAGAAGATACAGCCCGGAGGGTACGCAAAACGTATGTTTGTTATGTCAGCGTTCATAACGTCGCCATCCCGTGGTTTAAATGAACTGGCAACGACTTCGCATATCATAAATCCTCACCGCTGAGCTTACTTAAAATAAGATCCTTATTTTGTTTCTTTCCTCCTCCTTGCTTCATCTTTTGCAGTAACTCGTTGGGATTAGTCACTCTTTTTATATGGAACTGTCTATTCGCTAAAATTATCAAATAACAATCCCTAACTTTTGTGTAATTGATGCATGCTAGCACTTTCGTCCCGTCGATCTTTAGCGTCTCTAATGATTCTATTTCGTCTAGTGGGACGAACGGGTCTAGGATGGATAAACTTTTCTGTAACCCGCAGTTTTTCACGATACAGTTAAGGATAATCAGCCTCGTTTGTTTAGGCAAATCGTCGCGTAGTAATAATTTCAGCAATGTCTCTGGTTCGCCCTCCTCATCCTTTTCCCCTAAAGCTTCAGATATTAATGAGATCACATCTGCCGGTGTGAGTTCAGTTGGCATAGTTCATTCACCACCTTTTAAACAAATTGGAAACTCAGGGTCGAGGTTTATATTATCTATTTTTAGCATTTCCTTCACTTTTTCTCTAGCCTTTTTTATCATACGGTATAGCAAAATGTTATTGTCGGTGCAAACGGCGAGAGCTATATAAAAATCTAACGCAGACGCAAGTAATGCGTCTGTAACGCTTCCAACTTGGTCTGCTGGCACGCTGACGCTTACTTTGTTCTCCTCATCTCTATATGTTATTATATTGCTAACATCATAATACTTGTTCGGCAACTTTAATGAAAAGCACTTTACGAAATATTCTGCTACAGGCTCAGGTAGATACACCCTCGTATTAACTACATAATATTTCATAACTTTAACTTGGGTCATAAGGTATAAAAAGAGCTAAATAACCTTTGAGTACACTGCTGAAAATAATTCGCTGGCATCATAATCATTAAATTTATAATATTCATCACAGATTTCGTCTATTATGTGTTGCATTTCATCAGGCACTTCACCACTATATACATGTATGCATGTAACTACTAAGCCATTATTCTTTGCAAAGTTCTTGAAATCATAAAGCGTTATATCATCATAATTCGTGCCAAAATCAGATAGTATGAAGATCTGTTTTATGTCCTTTAACCCTGGATAGTTATTATAATATTCCATGAATTTTCTTAGTGCAACCATCATATCCGTTCCTCCTCCAGGTTGGATCTGAGCTATTTCGAAAACGTTGTTAACATCCAGAGGCTCAGTTGTCGAATTATCGAAGTATTGCACAAACACCTTCTTATTATTCTTTTCAGCTTCCATAGCAGAAGCCAAGGCTACGGCAGAAACGTTTTCAAACGCTGTGTATCCGTTCGTCATAACATCTCCCATAGACCCGCTTTTGTCTATTATGAAATAGAAGTCACCAACGCCCTCATTTTCTACCGCCCTTTGCAGTAAGGCTCTGTTAGTATACCGTTCTAGGAAAATCTCGTCTGGTAGAAGTAGTTGGCTCTTAAACATATGTTTAATATTATTTCCAGTCGTTATTCCCTTCATCACCCCTCCTTGGTCTTTAACGCCTCTGTTAGCGTACTCTAAATCGACCTGATTAGCCAGAGCCAGAATCCTGTTAGCTCTATCTAATAATTCCAAAATTCTAGGATTGATCTCGTTTAATATTCCTCCTCCTGAGCCTTTTCCAATAGACAGTGCCGATAATGATTTTTGAAGGCTTTCTTCCAACTGATCTAAAATCATTGATTCCTCGTCAATGTTAGTTTCTAGTTCTTCCAAAATATCTTCGATTTTCTGTCCTTCTCCACCTTCTGATTCCTGCTCACTATTTTGACCTTGGTTTTCTTCGCTTTCACCTTGCTGTCCCCCTTCTTCTCCGCCCTCTTCTTCACCTTCTTGCTCTTCTTCCCCACTCTGTCCTTCTCCCTCTTCTTCACCTTCTGATTCCTCTCCCTGTTGAGCTTCCCCTTCTTCTTCACTTTGGCTCCCTTCACTTTCACTTTCCTCTCCCTCTCCTTCTTCTCCTAATTCTTGTTCTTCTCCCTCTTCCACACCTTCACCTTGTCCTTCACTTTCTTCTCCCTCTTCTCCGCTTTGACCCTCTTCGTTTTCGCTTCCTCCTTCCTCACCCTGTTCACCGTTTTGTCCTTCCTGTTCTTCACTATTTTGTTCTTCACTTTCGCTTTGTTCTCCCTCTTCTTCTCCTAATTCCTCTCCTTGTTCTCCTTCGTTTCCGCTTTCTTGTTCTCCACTCTCTTCCCCACTTTGTTGTTCCTCTCCTTGTAATTCGGCTTCCTCTCCTTCTTCCCCACCCTGGCTCTCTTCACCTTCACCCTGTTGTTCCTCTCCCTCTTCTTCACCTTCTTGTGGTTCTCCTTCCTCTCCCTCTTCTTGATTTCCTCCGATTTCACCTTCCTGCCCTTCTTCTGATTCTTGTTCTCCACTCTCTCCTTCTCCTTCCTGCGTTTCCCCTTCTTCCCCACTTTGGTTCTCTTCGTTTTCATTTCCTTGTTCTCCTCCTTGTTCACCTTCCTGTCCTTCCTTTTCCTCACTATTTTGCCCTTCGTTTTCCTGTCCTCCTTCTTCTGATTCCTGTCCTTGTTGCACTTCTTTTTCTTCCCCTCCTTCTTCTTCTCCACCTTCACCTTCTGATTCCTGTTCTTCTCCTTCACCCTCTTGATTCATGTTTTGCCCTTCTTCTCCTAATTCCTCTCCTTGTTGTTGTTCTCCACTCTCTTCCCCGCTTTGACTCTCTTCATTTCCGCTTTCCCCTTCTGATTCCTCTCCTTCCTGGACATTGCCCTGTTCTCCTTCGTTTCCTTCTTCCCCACTTTGTTGTTCCTCTCCTTTCTCTTCACCTTCTGATTCCTCTCCCTGTTGAGTTTCCCCTTCTTCTCCACCTTGTTGTTGCCCTTGTTCCTCGCCGTTTTCCTGCTCGTTACCCTCCTGGCTTTCTTCTCCTAATTCTTGCTCTTGGTTCTCTTCGCTTTCACTTTCTTCTTCTCCCTCTTCCTGTTTTTCTCCTTCTTTTTCGCCTTGCTTCTGTTTTTCTTGTTGTTTTTCTCCTTTGTTGGATCTGAATTTTTTCTCTTGTAATGCCTGTTGCAACATCTGTTTGATAGTTCTAAATGATAAACCTTGCAGGTTTTTACGCTGTATCAGACGCTGGATATCGTCTAATTTTTCGTTTATGTCGTTAATTCTATTTAAATCGATATTTTTTAAAAAATTATAAACAAAATAAGCGAGTACTGCTGGGAATTGCAACAGAAGTTTGTTTTGTTCTGACGCTATCTTGACAAGTTTATATACAGCATCTCTTAAACTAGCCCTGAGGTCTGGTGTAATTGTGAGATAACGAGACTTAGATTTTAAATCCTTTATCACTGTTTCAAAGATAGTGTCTGTTAGTTCTGTTAGTTGTCTCTCTTCATCTTCATTATTATTAAAGAAGCTTTGCATAACTCTCACTTCATTTCATTTGTGAAAGTATCTTCTTAGTTTTTTCTAATGTGTCTATGAAATCTAGTATTTTAGTCCTTACCTCACGTATAGTATCGTCAAGACTCTTCATTATTGCTTCTTTTTGCTCTTGGACTACCACTGTTTCTGGTAATGCGTTAGAAAATTGCGGGAAGAATTTTCGTATCCCTGCGATGAGTTTGCTGTTCTCGTCGCTCTCTCCTAGTTTCATTAGTTCATTAAATTTACTTTCAATTTCAGCTTTTATCTTGTTATAAACTTTATCAAGCTCGGTCATCGCATTAGCCTTTATCCGATCTATATCTATCTTGTCAGAGACAGTAGACACAATACTTTGAAGCAGTTTCTGTGCTAAAGTCCTGATTTTAACATTATTGGCGTACCTAGTCGCGACATCGTTTAAGGTACCTACAGCTTTTATAAAATTATTCAACTTATACAGCGTGTCACCAGAACTATTTGTTACCTTCAAAAATTTCTTAACAAGATCTGCTCTATCTTTTGCTAAATCGGGTGACGACGCTGGAAATGTTTTAGTAATAACATTTACAGCGTAAGCAGACGTTTCGTCTAGCAACTTATTTAGGTCTTCGTCTGTCAATATTTTCTCTGCTGTTTTGGAAATACTTTTTACCAAGCTAATAATATCAATAGAAGACTTATTCGATGCATTTGTGTTGAAATACGATTTGATCAATGACGAGACTATGGGAGATATTATATTCTTTAGCTCTGGTGTGAACGGGATTGTAAGATAGAACGCTAATGCAGTATGCACTGGTGTAATTGTTGAATTGCCGAACATTTCACGTAACGCGTTAGCGACTTGCATTATGCTTTTGAATTTTCTCTCGCTGATTGTCAGATATCCGCCCATCGATTTGAAATACGACCTTATAACTCCGGTATCACTAAACGCTCTTGGGTTTTGCAAAGCCTGTGCTATTGCACCTAAGATGAGGTTAGCCTGCTTTACCGCTTCGAGTACAGTATCTTGCGTTATATATTTGGTGTAATCTGAAAGGATTTTATCCTGTATTTTTCTGACTTCGTCATAACTCGTTACAATTGGGATGAAAGTAGGCTTAGTTGCCGTAAGAACTTTATAATACCTTTCTGCGACTGACTTGAGGTTTTGTATGTCTTCCAAATTAGGCGAAAGAACCGTAGCGAATATCTTGAACCTATCGAGAAACGCCCTGTCCGCTTGTGTATTTACCCTTACCTCGTTCGACGCAGAAAAGAACGCTAGCCACGGTAACGAGATCTCTTTACTTCCATTTCTGAACTTCTTTTCGTTAATCGCTCTGAACAGTGATTCGGCAAGGACTTTGTTGCTCTTAAAAATCTCATCTATGAAAACTAATTTAGCAGAAGGCAAGAAGCCTTCAGTAATATATTCTAGTAGTCCTTCTTCTCTCAATTTTTTTAGGTTTACATTTCCAAAGATGTCCTCTGGCGTCATCGCCTCATGAGCGAGTACTATAAAAAGCTCTTCTGGTTTAATCCCATCGATCATTTTCGCAAGGAGTTCGATAGTATACGTTTTTGCAGTACCGGGGTCTCCGATGAGTAGAGTAGGAAAGCCTGTCAAAAGTCCCGTTATTACAGCTGTTTTGATGTCTTCATTTCCGACAACGTATTTATCTAACTCGTCTTTCAAACGCCTTGCAATGGTAGAAACATCAACAGAAGGCGACAAAATTTCACTGTTCTTTTCTTGTTCTTGTAATTGCATAAAAACATCTGGTTCCAGAAACTTAAAAATTTTCCTCAAACATCTGTTTGAGACTTAAAACCCGCTTTTTAAATGGTTTCTGAGGCAAGAAATTATTATGAGCCTAAATAACCCCAATAATAAAAAACAACAGCAACAAGAACCCACGTATGAAATATCTGCAAGCACGGCAACGCCACCACCAACGCCACTATTCCCACAAATACAACAAACCCAACAACAGCCTCAGTTATCGCCACTTGGACGAAGAAATATTGTAAAAGTTGACCCGAACTTAGTCAGGCAAGCAATTAGGGAAAAAGCTATAATCCCTACAAGGCAGGTGACGCAAAAAGAAGCAATCAAAATAACAACTGTGCAAGAAATCATAAACAATTACGTATTGATTTTAACGAAAGACCTTAAGAGCGGGTCTCTGCAGTTCTACGGCACACCATATAACGTAGATGAGAATTTCCAGATTTTATTATCGATTTTGACGGATAGGTTTTCAAGCCTTGCCATTGACGAATTGTCTGAAAAGTTTGCAGAGCTTCGTAGTTTGATAGCAAGTGATGCGAACTATGATGATATAATAGCTAAGCTTAATGAGGCACATAGACTAGTAGTGTTACTTTTGTTAGCGTTTGAAAGGAGTATCATGGAAGTTGCAGGAGTAAGTACATCGAAAATGAGAGTAGAAATGCTGTCTCCACTCGAAATAGCACAGACGTTAGGTATTACTCCTATAAGCACCGATAGGTTGTAGGAGATAGGGATTTCATTGGGGTTTACAGGGGTCGGTTATGGAAGAGAAATTGAAAGATAGTATATCATGGTTTTTTGCAGGGCTAGGTTTAACCAGTCTAGGATCAGCGTTTTTAGGTGACGGAAAACCGTATTTACTGCCTACAGCATTTCTCGTTGTCGCTTTAGGTATGCTCTCTATATTTGTAAGGCAAAGAATACTCATTGTTTCGGCTTTTGCTATTGCTACTATTACAGCTGTGGTGAATATAATCACAGGATTACCTATCCTAACGGATGAAGAAGCAATAATATTATACGCGTCACACTTATTCCTCGACGGAAAAAACCCGTACCTTTATTCAATGGCTAAAGCGTTTTCCATATATCACGTTCCGTATAACGTTGTTACCGGCACTACGTCAAACTCATTTCTGCCGACCGTCTATATTTACCCCCCATTATCGTTCATCAGCGTTGCGGTTTTGCATAACCTTGAAACAGTAAACGTAATAACAGCTGTTTTAGCTTTTACGTATTCCTTCCTCAAAAGACACGAAAACGCTTTCATCGCATCTTTTTTCCTATTTCCTGCACTTTCATATGATTTTGCGACAGGACAAGAACTGAACCTTTTCGCATATTCCATTGCGTTTCTTGCAATATTTAATGAGAGGTTAAGATACTTGCTCCTAGGAATCTCTGCAGACGTAAAGCAGTTTGCGATACTGGTAGCTATTCTTCTAATTAAATTTGAAAGACAGAAACTTAGGAAGATAGCAGAATTCACGTTACCGTTACTGCTCTCATCAATACCCTTCATTTCAAAGCAATACCTTGCGTCCGTTATAACTATTACGCAACCTGTTGCACAACAGGGCGTTTCGTTTTCACTTCTTACTGCATTCGGGTTGCCTATCCCCTCGTTCGTGTATACTGTACTTGAGGTGTCTCTTTTCGCATTAATCCTATTATATAATAATAAGAAAGAATTAGCTTGGGGTCTTCCGGCGTTAATATGGATATTCTCTTTTAGAGATTTAGCTTATTTTACATTTTATTTTGCGTTACAATATGCAGTATGGATGATGAAAGATGCAAAAGTTTGAAATCGTACTAATGTTAGTAGTTATAATACCATCCCTTTTCACGTTTTCTATTTTTTTCTATCACCCGCAATTGCATGCAAAGGTGTTGGATTTCTACGACGTAGGAGAAATAAATAAGTACAACGTAATAGCGATATGCATACAAAACCCTACCAATAAAACATATGTATTGGTGCCGGTAATTAACAGTCATCGTTGGTACCCAAACATAATAATCCTAAAACCGCACGAATATGTTATAGTAAACGTTACGGCACCTGATCCTACTGTTGCCATTTCACAAAACTCTGCCTATGTAATTACATTCTATTTGTATAATACTCAAACTGCTGTGTTATCCATAAGCGGATTCGCCCCCGCAGGTACGGTATATCCTATCGTAAATCCTAGTTTTACTGTAATATACAACTCATCGTATGGTGTATCGGAATACGGCTGGCAGATACTATATAACGGGCATTTAACAGTGCAAAAAGGAAAAATCATGATAAACGGAACAGCACTGATAGAACAGACATTATACTACCCAATAAATGGAAGCATAACAGTGGCACATGATGGTGGAGAAGTAAAATCGTACATATGCGATAATACTCTAGTTATATATGCACAAAACACTACGATATTTTCCGTAGTTTTAAATGGAAGTTAATGAGCGGAAAACCTCACCCTCCCAGGGGGATCAGACCCGTATTCTGCCCTCACAAACAGCTGTTTGAGGTTTATATACCAGTTTTTGATAGTATAAAAATAGTGAGTTGCATGGCTCAGGAATTTTCATATGACCAAGAAGGAGGAGAAAGTGTTTCCCATAGAAACCTATTAAAGCTAGATTGGGATGATGTCGAAAAATTAATAGAATCATTCCTAAACGAACACATGAGGACGTGGAATAAATATGACTACTTCATCATTGACGGCAACACGATGCTGATCAAAGTATATGGTTGGAATGAGCCGACGATCACAATAAAAGCGAGATTAGTAGGTGAAAAACTAGTAGCAGTCGAGGTGAGCTAAATGAAAGTTCC